ATTTTTAAAGTCACTAATTAAACAACTTTCGATTTGATCTTTAGTAATGTTATAAACAGACATTATCCCATTAGACTTATTTAAATGATGGATTCTAACAAGGTCTCCGTTAAGAAACCAAACCCTTTTGTTTCCTGGTATTACAGGTGACTCATTGTATTTTTCGCTCTCAATAGTTCCCTTTTTAGTAACCATTGTCCCTCCAAAGTGTGGCTAGGTGGATGAAAAAATACTCTCACTCCGCAACTCATACAGTATACTTCTAGATGGTTGATCTCAGTATATTGTCTATCTATAAACATTCTACCTTTGCATTTTTTGCAAGACATCATTAGTTAGGTATTCCAACTATGATTAAGTTGATACCAATAGTTGTATCTCCACCAGTATTAAATTTAACTATTCCTTCTACTCGTGAAGTTGAGATGCTACTGATTGTTACCGTGACATCCTTACCAGCATCTGTACCTCCGACATTTATAGGGGTTACTGTGACTACTGGTGCAAATTTAAAGTCTGTTCCAAATGGATAAGAAAATGGCTCAGAAGTTCCTGCAGTCTTTGTTGTGCCCTGCGTTACTTGAACATAGCCACCGATTATACGGGCTTCTGAAATCTTTGCGCTTTGCTTTCCAGAGTCCTTGGTATCTACTGTAACATATTTATTAATTGATGGAGTTACTTGAGCAGACAAATCATTAATAGTTTGAATAATCTGATACATAAGTGTAACATCTAGAGGTTGCCCTCTTTCGGGCGTAGGCAATTTTGACATACTCTAATTATACCAGAGACTTGACTGGAGATTCATAAACCTTAAGAGAGGTCTTTACTGTTGGGTTTATAGATGCCAACTGGACCAAAACCTTTACAGACGTAGTTCCAGTTTTTAAAAATGAATAACTTGTGCCAACTGCAACACCAACATTTAGATAGGCACCACCATCAAATGAAGCAAAAACATCATACATCTCTTGGGTAGAAGTTCTAGATCCTTTTGACCAGTTAACAAGCACTGTATTGCCAACAACATTTATATCTCCTGGGAGAACTTGGATTAATTCAGAATTTACTGAAAATATTTGAGACCATGCAGATTTTCTGTTTTTGTCTTCTGACACTAACCTAAATCTTGCAATTCTTCCATTCTCTGTTGTTATTTTCCCTAGTAATTCTTTCTTTACAACAATATTTTTTATTCCTGAGTCTGCCACTACAATACATCCAATCCAAATCTAAATTCAATATAGTTTGTTGTGTTTGCTGACTTAATAATTGTTTTTGCTTCTGGTGTTTTTATAACTGAGTATCCAGTCAACCCATATACAGAGTTGTTAGATGTAACATTTTCAAGTCTAAGTCCATCTAAACAAACATAAAAGTCTGAAGTTGGCACTCCGCTATTGTCTTTCATAACTGAGGCATATACTCTAACATTCTTTACTTCTGCCCAGGAAAATTCAGGACTCTTTTGTAACTGCTGAAGTTGTTTCTTTACAACAAAATATCTATTGGTTGCGAAGTTATTATTAGTATCATCTACAACTGCTTCAAAGATTGCCCACTTTCCAGTTTTAAAACTACCTGTAGATGAAAACTCAACTATAACTCTTGCAGATTTTGGGAGAGTGAGGGATGCACCAACTTTGTTGACAACAGAAAATGCAAGCCTTAACTCATCAGTTGGTGAGTTTTTGCTAAAGTCAACAGATGCATTTGATAATTGTATAAAATTTGATCCTGTTTCTGCTATCAAGTTACCACTTGAATTTATTGAAATGTTTGCATTGTTTCCAGATATTGCAAAAATATTATTTAAAAATCTACACCTTTCGTATCTGCTAACTCTGTTTGAGTTTGTAAATATTTTATTATCTGCATTTGTTTGAAATACTGGATAGACTTGATTGATTATATTTGTATCAACATCGTTAATCAAATAACCAGATGAAACGAATGTTCCTGTTAGGCTGGTAGTAGAAACAACTGTAAAAGAAGTTGGAGTTGGAACAGTGGCAATAACAACCTTTGACAAGTTAAATACAACTGGAGAGATTCCAGATATAGATATTTCTGTTCCCATAGAAAGTCCATGCTCTGCGTCTGTAGTATAGGTCAAGGTAGATCCTGAAGGGGTTCTTGCAGCAATTGTTGCGCCAATAATCTTAACAACACGATCATCTAGTGGTTCATAGATTGAGGGTATTGCTGTACCCTGAGAAGAATACTTCCAGGCCTCTAGTTCAGAAAAAGAATAAACAGTCTTACTGTCAAAAGAGCCAGCATCAGGATTAGATGCTGCAGAGAATATGCCTACCTCTGTGATTTCATATCTTTCTTGAGTTGGGAGTTCTGCTGTTAGCACAACTTTTGAAACTCCGCCCTCATCTACAAACCCACGAGAAATGATTGGCACACGAAACATTTCAAATTCGAGAGAGGACTTGTCTGAGTAGTCTGGCATTGTAACAGTGTTGTCAGCAACCAATGGCTTAGTCCCGCACCCAACCGCTATATGTGAAGCATATGATGGTGTCTGTCCCACAAGGTACTTTGCTAAAATATTTTTACCTATATTAGTTATCATTAATTTCCTCCAGTATATATTGTATCATTAAAGGTTGCTCCACTTGTCAATACCTGAACCTCTGCCTGCTCGCCATCTTTTAGATTAATTAGGTTAATTATTAGATCTCCAGTTATAGGGTCTATATATATTGATTTACAGTTTGGAGTTTTTATCCATTTAGTTAAATCTTTTTCAACATACCCTGGATCGCTTACTGGGGGTGGTGGCGGTGATATGGTGTATCCTGTGCCACATTTTGGCAAATGGTCTAAGATAGAAAGAGAAAGAGACTTAAAGTATGAGTCTGATGATTGAAGCCTTAGTATATTGTTTGGGTTGTACTGCAGATAAAGATCTGTTAAATTTTTGATTGGAGTGTACAATATTTTTTGACCATTAACAAGATCGTGTCTAGAAATTGTTGAAAGTTCTTGTCCGCCAATATCTTCAAATATTAGATCTGTCATTACTTCAATAGACATAGCCTCATCATCTTTTATAATTAGATCAGGTGTGGCAATCTTTATTGAATCATCATCTACTGTTATTTTTGGATCTGGAAGATTTGGAGTTGCTCCTGTTGTCATTACACTACCTCACTTAAAAATACTGTCATCGATGGCCCATCTGAACTTCTTGAATAATCTATATTATATATCACAAATCTACTTGAAGGAGATGCTGCCATGTTAATTTCATTTTCTTCATATTCTAAAGTTACAATATCACCCAATTGCAGCGTTGGTATTGCAAATATTTGAACACCTATAGATTTTCTTGGCTTTGTTATTTTTTCAACAAGCCATTTCATCAAACTAGTTGCCTCATCATAAGACTGAATGTATGGCGTAGTTAAAGAAAAATCTTTTTTACCGTAGGTCATTCTGCTTAGTTTTATGTCTTGATAGTCTTGCTTAAATTTATAAGGGTTTGAAATTAGTTTATCAGCAACAAATTCTGGATTTGATGCTAAACTATTTTTATTAAAATAATCATCTACAGTTAAACGATTATCTGACTGCTGTGTAAAAGTTACTCCCTGAACTCTCAAATAATTTCCAGTAGTTTCATCTAAACTTATTGCTGTATCTGTTGCGTTAAAAATCATAAACTCAGCACCATAGGATCCCGCCCTAAATCCTGAAACGACATACCCCTTAATTTTATTAAATGTTGGGGATATTTTTGCAGTTAATGCTGGATATGCCTTGTCATACTTAAAATTAAATGTCGCTGCTTCTCGCATTATGCTTCCAAACTCTTCAAAGAAGATGCTGTATTTTGGTGCTTCTGATGTTCCTATTCCAGAAAGGTATGTATTTTGAATTAAACCGCTTAGCGCATACTTTCTAAAGGATTCATTTGCATCAATATCGGAATCTCCAAATACTGAGTTGATGGGAGCGCCAAGAGAAAAGGTTGTATTCTGCGAATAGTTATTACATAAAGCGTAAACATTTTCAAACATAACCCTTGAAGAACCTCTTGAAAATAAAGCAATGCCAGAATAAATCGGTAGAGGATCTGCGTCATCAACTGTCTTTATCAGTCTGCCATTTAGATACAAATAAAATCTTCTTGTTTTTCCTATATCTTGGTACTCAACTGCAAGGTCATAGACTGTTGGATTTTCTTCTGCAACAATTCTTGCTTGACCTGTAAACTTTCCATCGTCTACAGTTATTTCTCCAAGACCTTCCCACAACTTTACTGGAATTGCTTTTCCATTATCAGACTTGATTTTATAAAAGAAAACATTGCTAACGCTTTCTCTTTCATCTTTAGAAAGGTTTCCTATTCCTAACGCTGCAATTTCAAAATAATATCCGACATTTGTTGTAGAGTTTAGCATAAACGCAAGACCCCCAGATCCACCAGATATATTTATATTTTTATCTGGTGTGCTTCCATTGACAACATAGTAGGTTGCAGAACCATTTGAAGTCTGTCCTCTGGATGAACTGTTTTCTATTTTACCAACAATTCTCATTCTTGTTCCAAAGTGTTTGTATTTACTATCTTCTAAAGATTTGTGAACATATGATATAAAGTTTCTTGGTTTTTCTTTGGTAGTAAAATTTGGACCAGTAAGTGAAAGGGCTGATGACTGTAGAGTTCCCTTTTGAACAGTTGTTGCTGTGCTTATCTCTCCAAGGAAAGATGTTGACATAAAGTTTTTAATAATACCACTTCTAGACGAAGTTCTTGAAAGAGCGTCAGAGGACACTCCAGCATCAGTTAACTTACCAGATGTAGCGACAGTAGTGGTTGGTAGCGTCAAGTCTTTTTGAAATAAATACTCAGATAACATATAACAACCTTTAACATTGTCATCTAGTTTCCAGTAATCTGCTATGCCAGAACTATGAGCAACAATAGTGGTACCAAATTGACCACGACCATGCTTTTTAACATCTCCATTTTGTAATTTAACAACTCCGTCTTTTTCAAAATACTTTGGCTCAGAGTATATTCTTACAAGACCAGTAGGATATATCTTTCCATTAAAAGGAAGTTTTGAAAAATAGTTTTGATAATCTTCTGTAGAGGTTATCCACACATTTCCTACTCCAGCAACATTATACTGCACAGCATCATACTTTATGATCTCGCCTTGTGAATAAAAATATCCGTTATATCTTGTAATCCAATATGCTGCCTCTCCTAAACTAAAGGTGTTATTTATTACAACATTATTTTTAACTACTGGAACTTCTGCTGTTAGATCTGAGTTAAGTGGTATTGCACTAAGTACATAAGCAGACTGTGTTCCAACCTCATTGTTAATAGATTTTGTATTTTGAGTTCCAGAAACCTCCCAAAGGAGTGCTGGCTTATATGTATAATATCTTTCATCATCAACAAGGCTTGCCTGTCTTAGTGAGCCTATAGACCTTTGTATGTATCTTGTGCTGTAGTTAATAGATCCATCATTATATACCGAATTTTCCTGGGTTGAAACAGAAATTACGTTTGCTAACTTTGGCTTATTTGTTTTATTTCTTATCTCTCCATCTTGTATAAAATCTTTAGTCCCCTTTAAAGCAAAGGTTGTTGGTCTTTCTGTTGCAGTAGGCATTATATAGTTTTTGCTCATCATTACAAAATTGTTATACTCGTCAAAGAACATTGCTGTCTGTGTTGATACTGCCAAGTCTTGAAGTACTTGGGCAACACTGGTATCTGGTGCAACAAAAAAATATGGAATAATTATTTCTTTTTCATTTGCAACTCTTTTAAATGTATAATTTGAAAACCCAATGTTATCTAAAAGCAATGACACTGCTGAACTAACAGAAACTTCTGTCATTAAAATCTCTGGAGCAGCCATTGATTCAAGGTACCAGTAAAGGTCTCTCAAACCTATAGATACACGCTTTGTCATCAAGTCTTGCTTTGGAAAAGCATCAGAATATAATGTTTTAATTGGAACATAGTAGTCCCACCCGTCGACATCGACAATTACTTCATAAAACTTAAACTGTATATGTCTTGCAATATATTTAGAAATAACGCTGTTGTTATTGTTAGGGTTAAAAGCCTGGTCATGATCAAAAATAGTTATATTTCCATTAGACGCTATTAGTTGTCCAACTGGCAAACCAGAAACTCCTAAGTCTGATGCGCTTTTATTTATAGAATAGTCTATAGTTTTATCAGAAATATTCATAGCAAGTCTTGGAGAAATTTCAATAAGGTCAAAGGTTGAATCTTTTTTGTTCATTGCGTCCACAACAATTCTAATTCCATTAATATATTCAAACTCTCTGTACTGTATTTTTTTATCTAAAGTTTTTAAAAAAGCATCTGGAGAAGTAGCATCAGTAACAAAATTTGTTAGCCTGTCAACTGTTTCATCTTGTATGTACCAACCATACTTTGGTGTTAAAACTGTATAGGAATCACCATTCCAAATATGAAAAGTTCCCAAATCATTATCATTTGGCTTAATTAGATATGCATATCCAACAACAGATTTCTCTGGGCGCAAGTCTATGCTTGAATATGTTTCTGCAAAGACAAAAGTAGATCTCCACTCATCGGGGATTATTAGCCCATAGGCAATTTCTACGTATCCATCACTCTTAATTATTG